TACGCAAAGAGCCAACTCTCTTCTCTACGTTTGTTAACAGCATTCGTGATTTGTTTGGTATCAAGCAAGGTGAAGCCACTGCGTTCTCCGATCTGGTCGACATTACTGACAAGATGCTTAGTACAAGGCTGACAGCGGTTGGAATGGGAAGAACTTCGCTCCAGCAAAAGGGCAAGTTCACTCCCCCTGAGTTTAATGAAGAAGCTGACAGTAAAGCACAGCGTTCTGCGCTTCAACTTGCCAAGGACACAAAGATCGCAAAAGAAAAAGTGCGATTGTCTAATGAGGGCGATGCGGCTAAGAATGTTGAGTTGATGCAGTTGGCACGTGACCCCAAAGCCGTGCGCAACATACTGGCTAGCATAACCAGCGATCTGGGGTACACAAGACTTCAAGCTTCTGTACGCCTGCCCACGTTTGACTTCTTGGCTAAGTGGGCCGCTGATGTAGGTATACCTGCGTTAAACAAAGTTAACACTCAACTGCAGCGTATGTTGGGCATGTCCCAGCAGTTTTTGACTGGCGCTGAGCAAGTCATCGGTTCCCTCAATCGTGGGTTTAAAGAAGACCCTAAGCTTAGCCGCAAGCAGTTTGCAGATTTTGTATACGCCACTACGCTAGCAGAGATAGACCCGTCTGATACCAACACTCGTATACGTAGCAAACAACTTGATGCCGACTACAAAGCACTTGGCCCTGTTGGTCAACGCATGTACAAGCAGTTGCGGGACTACTACGAGTCAATCATTGAGTTGTACTCCGACATACTAGACGAGCAGATAGGCAACATGCAGGGCATGACTCCTGAAGAAAAGAAAAATCTGATGGCTGTCTTGCGCAAGACATTTGAAGCCGAGTCACGGATTAAGCCTTTCTTCCCATTGGTGCGCCGTGGTGATTTCTTCCTAGCTATTGGTTCCGGTAAGAACCGTCAGTTTTATTTATTTGAAACCCGGGCAGAGCGTAATGAAGCGGCTAAACAAATGGCGGCGGAGCGAGGGAAAAGCTTAGCTGAGTTAATAGCCGATAAAGAGTTTGAGCAGGGTAACGACCTTAAAGAGCTACGCGCCGCATCACAAGACGCTAGCACAATGCTCAAAGAAGTTTTTGCGGCAATTGACGCCAAAGACATGGGCTCGCCCGAAGCTAAGGAAGGTTTGAAAGATGCCGTCTACCAAATCTATCTAACCACAATGCCGGAGCAATCGTTCCGCAGACAGTTTACACACCGTAAGGGCCGGGCCGGTTTTAGTACAGACTTGCAGCGCAACATTGCGACTACGGCTTCTAAGCAATCCATTCAATTGGCCCGCTTGAAGTATGCGCCACAGCTTCGCCTTTCGTTGTCAGAGGCGCGTGACTCGATTGGTGAACGTGAAGAGTTGTCTCCCTTTGTGCAAGAAGCTGAGAAGCGCGTCAACATGGCACTGTCTGGTGCCCACGGTTCTTTGAGCGAAGCTGTTGCGGGTATTGCAAACAAAGCGTCTTACTTCTGGTACTTGTCTTCTGCTGCGTCGGCGTTGATTCAGCCTTCTAGCGTATTCATTTCTGGTTTGCCTGTGCTTGGTGGTAACTACAACAACGTTACCGGTGCGGCTACTGAACTTGCAAAAATGGCTACGTTGGTTAATCAGTACAGCGTATTCCGCAATAACGTAGATGGCACAACTTCTATCTCTGCGCCAAGTATTGCCAACAACAAAACTCTTCCTGCCGACGAGCGCAAAGCAATCGGTGAAATGACAGCGCGTGGTGTGTCTGAGTCAACCTATGCCTCTTTGGTGTGGGGCTACAAGAGCATGTCCACCGAGCAGTTTGAAGGTGTTACTGGGAAAGGTAAGCGTCTTGCAAACTTGATGGTCGGCGCTCTGATGCACAACACAGAACGTTTAAGCCGTGAGGCCGTCTACCTAGCTGCGTATAGATTAGGTAAGAAGCAAGGGCTTGACTACGACGCTGCTGTTCAAAAAGCAGTTGACTCTACCAACGAAGCACTTGGTAACTACGACATTACAAACCGTCCACGGTTCATGCAACAAGGTATCGGCAAGATTGCGTTCCAGTTTAAGACGTACCCATTGCAGATGTCTTTGCTGATGCTGACCAACTTTAAGAAGATGCTCCCCTTCCTTAACAAAGAAGGCAAAAAAGAAGCAGCTACTAAGCTATTCGGCATGATGGGCACTTCATTCTTGCTTGCTGGTGCGGCAAACATGGCCCTAATTAAACCCATCATGGGGCTTGCTGGATGGGCTTGGAGTCAGTTAGAACTTGATGAAGATTGGCCTGAAGAGCTTAAAGACATTGATTTCTTTACTTGGTTCTTTGAAGTACTTCTCCCCGAAAAATTAGGCGACGTTATGCTCGGCGGCGTGCCTGTAAGCGATCTTATTAAGGAAGGCCCAGTGAATGCGCTTACCGGATGGGCTGTTGGTTCTCGAATTGGATTAGCCGACCTATGGGGCCGAGACAGTAAAGAGACTAAGACTTCTCGTGAAAGCGCGATTGCTTTTATGCTAGACCACTTCGGCGGTCCAACTGCAAGTTTGATGTTAGGTTTTGCCGACGCCTATGATGCTTACGCTATGGGTGACTATCAGAAAATGATGGAGCGCATGCTCCCTGCTGTGGCTCGTAATCTTGTGGTTGCTAACAAATATGCAGACGAGGGTATGAAGAGCGGTCGCGGTGTTGAGTTAGTCGGCAAAGATGATGTAAAGACAGGCGAGTTGATTGGTCAAGCAATTGGTTTCCGTCCTGACATCCTCGCCGCCAGCCAAGGGCCAGCGTTTAAATATTCTGGTATTGAGCAAAAAATTAACAACCAACGCAACTTGATATTAAATAGACTCGATTTTGAAAAACGTAAAGGAACTGATGCCGGAGATGAAAAGTTTGACGACATCATTGAAAACGAAGTAGCCAAGTTTAATAAGAAGCACCCATCGTTTGGGCTTGACGCCGACGCAATCTACGATTCGCTTCTTAAGAAAGCTGAGCAACGTGCGGGTTCTCGCGCCGGTGTAGCTATTACAGAAAGAAATGTTTCGATTATTGGGGAGCCTGCAGATAAATTGCAAGACCGCTTAGATCGCCGAGCCGAAGAAATGGCTAGACGTAGGGCCGAAAAAAACCCCCAGTGATTAGCTGGGGGTAAGGTGGGGCCAACAAACCCCAAGGAGAGTTACCATGTCAGCAACTGCCAACATGGACAGTCTAGCCTAAACTCTCCATACCCGTAAACCTTTAATGCCTTCTTCTATAACTACTTTCGTAACTACAGTCATCTTCAGACGTTTAGTTATTGCCGCAATTGTTTGGCGGGCGACCTTTTCCTCAATACAGGGTACAAAAAAAGAATAGCCGCGCCTAAACTTAGACCAGTCAATCTGATACGACACTGTCTCGATTTTCATCTGTTGCTACAAAAGAATCCATCTGTAAGAACTCTGAGGCTGAGGCGTCAAACTTCAGCACTCGTACTGCGGGGGATACAACCTTCATGCCCTTGGACATTCGTTTGTTCACACCCTCTAGGTAAATCTTGGCGTTGCTCAATTCTTTCAGGGTGGTCTTGTAGTTGATCTGCTGTTTGACGCAGAAGTCTTTGAATTGTTTGGCCGCAATAAAAAGTTCCTTAGTATCCGGCTCGTAGCGTATGAGCAGCTCTCCACGGGGCTCGAGCATGGGCATCGACTGTAGGCTACTGCGAGCATCAACCTCACCATTTACTACCAAAGCATTATTAATGTGGGCGTTAACAAACTCGCCAAGGATTGTGACTGGGGTTGAGTTTGGTGCTTGAATTTCAAACCGCATCTCGCCAAGCATGCCTTTAAGCCAGTCGTAGATTTCCTTCATGTCGTAGTCGTGCAGACCTAGATTACCAGCAATCAAACCACCGGCAATGTTGCATGCAGACACGCCAGACCAGAACCGTTCCTTCTGGTTGAACTGCACGTCTCTGTCAAGCCGAGCCTGTACCTTACGCATCAGGGCAACGGCTTCTTCCAAGTTGTTGACAAGCCACTGGATGTAAATGTCACCCGCATGCCCAAAGTTCTCGCGCATCTGGTGGTCAAACATCTGCTTGCCTTCTTGCACGTCGATGATGCTGTTAGGCTCAATCTTGTACTCAAGCAGACGCATGGACTCACCGTCTGGCGTATTCTTTGCTACACCTAACTTCTCATAAAAGCTAGCATTTGCAGAACATAGGGTAATCCCTTGCCACTTGGTGTTGTTGATGCGAAGCTCATTGGTTGAGCCTTTCATTTTGTTTTTGCCTCGGCCTTGCGAAATGCTGTAAGCCAAGTCAGAAAACTCCATGCCACTCAAGTTGGTGATCTCGTCAATCGTATTGGGCAGGTTGTTCATCACGCCGAGCTGGTGCATCTTTGCGTTGAACGTATCCTTGTACATGGACGTAAGTTCTTTGGGTTGCCCATACACGCTGTTGCACATAAACAACGCAGTCGACTTACCCGAACCAGACTCTGGGTGAATCACGTTAATGATCGCGCCTTCAAGACCTGTAAATTTCAACAGTGGTGAGCCAAACGCTGTGAGCGCGGCAAACGCATGGGGCTCGAGACCGGGCCTAGCGTACATGTTGAATGCTTCTTTCCATTTCTCAAACGTACCCTTGGGCACAATCTTCTCGGCAACATCTTTTGTTGTGCTCGACGGGGGGCTGTAGAACACTCCGTCTTTTGTAATTTCCCGATCGCCAAGGATGAACTTGCTGTCCCCCTCGACCCAACCAAACTGAGTTCTCATGGTCTCTGCCTTTCTAACGTACTGCAAATTTTTAATAAAGAAAACAACATACCTTGCAAGCAATTCGTACTGTGCTTTGTGGGCTACGACTCCATGCTGTGCCAACTGTTTGCGCAACTCATCAGGCGACGAGATAGACATCGTGGAGATGCTGAACTCTCTAACGCCATCGTGCGGTAAGTGCAAACGGAACAAAGCTACTTCGCCAGTCTCAGGGTCACGCATGCGCTTGACCACATAAAAGTCGTGCTCGTAGACAAGTTTGGGCTCGGCTTCGGCGTCTTCGCTCTCAGGGCGAATATAGACACCACCTTTTTTGCCCCGGAAAAACGGAAACGGATACTCGGGTATATGTTGTATTTGAACTGAACCGTTATCGCTCTCAACGGCGTACTCGTTATCTTCTGCATCGGCTTCTTCAATTTCAACGCCGAGCATGATGGGTGACTTGATCTTGCCTTTATGAATGCAACCATCGCAACCTTGCGGATTGAGTTTTGCAAACGTAGCGCAGTGATGTGGGCCACCTTTCTTTCGCAGGTTATTGATCTTGTTGTCAACTTCTACGGGGTCGTAACCTTCATGGTCACACGATAGCTTGTGTGCGGCCTTGTCACCATCTACGCAGAAAGCTGCAATAGAAAGAGCGGACCGCCACAATGGTTCTTCAATGCTGTTCTGGTTTTCAAAACAGTGGTTGAGTTGGGCGCACCCAGCCTCACCCTTCATCATGATTGTCTTAAACCGCTTGACCTTGTTACCCATCAGTGCTTCCATCATCGGGCTCATAGAGCGCGGGATGAAGTCGGGTACATCTTCTTTTGGGTCAGGCGCACCAAGCAAGTCTTTCAACTCTTGGTATGTCATGCGAGGCGTCAGTGGGTTTAGTACTGTTACCTCTTTGGCGTCTTCTTGTTTGAAGTTGAATGTGCCGGGGATGCGCAGGACACGTGAAGCCTCAAAGACTGAGGAGTCCACAATTAACCCATGCTCAACGCACAACTCACGAAGCCGATTGGCTAGTGGTTCCCACTCGGTGCGGGACACTGTTTCTTCTAGCAACCAGTACGCATGAATGCCGTAGCCGGAGCTAACTAATATTGGCTTTGGTAAGCCGACCGCAACGCAGAACTTCTTAAACTCATCGAGTCCAATTTGCTGATCGAGATAGCCTTTGATAATGCCTTTTTCGTCGGGTACACCTTTTGTGGGGCCACAGTCAATGTCCATCCACAGAGCACGGAAGTATTTGGCATTCTCATGCGTACGATTGTTTAACGGGCCGTACTTGGCGCATCCATAGAATACGTCAATCCTGCGTTTAACAAACCGCTGCGCTAACTCTTCAACCTCTTCTTTAGTATCTACAAAATGCTGGTCAGGATACCTACCAATCCCCATCACACAGTAACGCCCTTCCGGTGGCAGTACTGTATCCAGTAGATCGAAGGTTGACATGTTTTACTTTATTTGGTGGTGAGCTTTGGTGTGAATGATGTAATCGCTGATCGCTTGCGCATAACTCGGGTGCGGTTCTCGGTCGCCCTTGAACCAATTGTAGATAGTCATCCGAGTTACCCCGAAGTCTTCTGCAATCTGGCTAACGCTTACGTTGGCGCGGATACATACACGACCCAAGGCTACACCCAAAGACTTGATACTTGCCTTTTTGTTTGCGTATACCAAGCTTTGGCTATAACCATAGGTCATGCGTTTACTCCTCGTCGCTCCAAGCCTTCACCACAGAGTCAAGGTCTTTCTTGACAGTTGGCTTTGGCTCGGCTTTCTTCTCACGCTTGACTGGCTCCTCAATGGGAGACTCAGCCTTTGGCGCGGCGGCTTTAGGAGCAGGTGCTTCTAACTTGGGCTTACCTGCCATGTCAGCTTGGTATGGTGTCATAACGACCATCTTCAGCACGTCAGGCTTCTTGGCTACTTCGCCAGTCACAGCATACTCGGCTTTGTTGATGAAGCGTGTTGGTGTGAACAACACAGACTGATTGTCGTTCTCTTCATTGAAGCTGATCTGCGTAAGAACGTAGTCCAAGCTCTTGCCGTTGTTGGCTAGGTACTTAGAATAGTTTTCAAACGTGTGAGTGTTGTCACCAGCACCGTCACCGAACAATGACTTAGATGCCAAGTTCATTTGGTAGACTTCACCTTCCAACGATGTGCCAAAGTCTTCTTCCAACACGAGCGCAATACGACGTGAGTAGCGGCAAGCTTTGGAGTTGCCCATACCTGAACCCTTGGTGTTCTGGGTGCAGTTGTCGCAACGCTCAGATTGCTTGTTTGACGAACCCTCATCAGGCACACGACCATCATTAGAGAAGCAGTCGGGCGCAGTCGGCTCGGCATCAGGGCTCCATGCTTTTGCATAGAAGATACGACCCACAGCAGGGGAAGCGTTAACGATGATCGCGTTCAAGTTACCCTTGACCTTGCCCATCTCTTCACCGCCGACTGTCTTACGGAAGATTCCGTTTTTAGGCACGATGCGTTTAACGCCAGACTTACCGGCGAGTTGTTTTGTAAGCTCGCTAACACCTGCGGTTTGCAGAAAGTCGGGGAGGTCTTGATTCAGAATAGTAATATCAGTCATTTCATTTTTCCTTAGAACGTCTAACAACCACGGAGTAAGCATTCTCCACATTGAGGCCAAGTGGTAGAACTGTGGGATTCTCAGAGAGGAAGTCCTTCATGTTTGTTTGGTGAAGTCTCTTCTCTAACAGGCCAAATGCACCGTGCTCCTCTATGAAGTCGTACATTGAATCCCAATCGTTCGTCCAGTACCGTGACTTTACTGAGCGAATGATCGTGCCGTGTGGGGTGCGAATGCTGTCGGCATTCATCTCTTTGCATATATCGAGCATCTGTGCTTCTAACACTTCCAACTGCTCTTTGAGATCGTTGTCTTCAGCTTCAAACATGCGCTTGTTGTCGGCGCGTTTGTCTCTGATCTTGATGTAGATGGACGTTAGCTTGGCTAAGTCCATAGGGGTGATTCTGTCTTGTGTATCTTCCATCTGATTCTCCTAATAAGGTGT